ACCGTCATGACCCTTGGCACGCTATATGCAAGGGTGCGTCGTTTAGTGTCGTGGGAGGAAGAGACTCATGGCGTGGGCTGGGCGGCGCACCCCCCTTTTAACTTCCATTCTCGGCAAGTTTAAATGGCCTCTGGACTCTTTATCGGACTTACGGAGTGCGAACTCCTAGACATCAAAGCCAAGGCGGTCGCCATGATCACCGAAGGTAAGACCCTGATGTCCTACTCCGACTCGGGCTCGTCCGCGTCCAAGCAGTTCGCCATGCCTCCGAAGGAGATGCTCGCCGAGGCCATGTTCGCCCTGAGCCGCCTCGACCCGGAGACCTACGGCTATCGTCGCACGATCATCTCGACCGACTGGCAGAACCGTCAGGACTAACTTTCCATGGCCATCCGCAAGAAGATTAAGACCGTCAGCCTGCGTCCCAAGACGCCCAAGGCTACGCCCTCCGCCCCGCAGCCGCAGGCTTCCTACGGCGATTGGCAGAGCATCGGCGTGACGCGTGCCCGCCGTGCGGCCTACGGCGCCGAACCGCGTGACCTCCGCCGTGACCTGACGCCTTATGACCGCCTGACGATGGTCCGCAAGTGCCGCTGGGCCGAGCGTAACTCCGGGCTGTTCAAGCAAATCCTTGCGGACATCTGCCTCTACACAGTTGGCGACGGCATCAAGCCGCAGAGCCACGCGTCGACCCCGGAGATGCAGGAACGCTACGAGGCTTACTTCGCCGAGAAGGCCAAGCGCATCGACATCACGAACCGCTTTTCGTTCTACCAGGCTCAGTCCATCCTTCTCCGCGGCATGATCCGCGACGGTGACTCCTTCGCCGCCAAGGTGCGTAACGGCGCCGGTGAAGCGAAACTCCAGCTGATGGAAGCCCATCGCGTCGGCGACCCTCTCGAAGGCAAGGTGCCCGAAGGTATGCACGACGGCATCCAGTTCGGCCCCTATGGCGAGTATATCGCCGTGAACATCTACCGCTCCGACGGCTCGTCCCGCCAAATCCTCGCTCAGTCGATGATGATGGTGGTCGACCAGGAGTATGCGTCCGGCGCCCGTGGCGTCCCGCTGCTCCAGCACAGCATCAACTCCATCCAGGACGAGATGGAAATCCTCGCCCTCGAGAAGCAGGCCGTGAAGGATAACGGCGACGTGACCCGCATCATCAAGAAGGCGGGCGGCATCCTCGACGGAGACATGGCCAACGAACTTGGTGCGACCGGCACAGGCTCCTACGCCAACCTCGCCAACACGATGGGCGGCAAACTTATCGCCCTTGAGCCCGGGGAGGACATGACGTCCTTCCAGAGCAACCGCCCCAACGCCACCTTCACCGGCTTCCTAGCGGCTCTGGAACGCGACATCGCTATGGGCGTCCTTCCGTACGAATTTGTCTCGGACAGTTCGAAGCTAGGCGGAGCCTCACTGAGGCTCGTGACGGCACGTGCAAGCCGAGTATTCTCGAAGTACTCCACCATCATTATCGAGCAGTTTTGCGTGCCAACGTGGGGCTACATCGTGGGCCAAGGTATTGCCTCGGGCGAACTTCCCGATGATCCGCAGTGGAACCAAGTCTCCTGGACGACCCCGAAGTCTGTTACCGTCGACGCTGGCCGCGAAGCCGCCAATGACCGGGCCGACGTCGAGATGGGCCTCCTCTCCATGTCTGAACTCTACGCCCAGCGCGGCCTAGACTTCCGCTCCGAGATGGCCAAGCGAGCCGCCGATATGGTCCACATTAAGGACTTGGCTGCTCAATACGGCATCCCCTTCGAACTGCTGTTCCGTCCGTCCAACACCCCGGTCGGCACGATTGGCGGCGAAGTCATGGAAGGCCCCGAAGCCCCCGAGGTCGAACCCGAAGAGGACGACATGGAAGATGACGACTCCGACGTGACCCCCGACCAACCCGCTTCCTAATTTTATTATGCGTTTCCTCACCAACGGACTGTCGGGCCGCGAGCCCCTTCTCATCGACCCGACCAAGGCGAAAGACCACGCGGTTCTAGCCGAGAAGTTCGGCTTTACGGATATGCTCGCGCAGCTCTTCGGCGTGGCCCCTAAGCCCTACGTCGTCGACGGCATCGGGATCGTGCCGCTGGTAGGGGTCATCGGGAAGGGCCTAAGTCCCCTAGAAAAAATCATGGGTGCTGTGGACGTTAACGACATCTCCGAAGCCCTCGATGCGTTTGCCGCCAACCCCGAGGTCGAGAAGGTCGCCCTGCAAATCTCCTCCCCTGGTGGCACGGTCACCGGCGTCGAGGAACTGGCCAACAAGGTCCGCAACTTCGGCAAGCCTACCCTCGCTTACACGGACTCCGAGATGGCCTCCGCCGCCTATTGGATTGGCTCGGCTGCTGACCGCGTCGTCGCCAGCCCCTCCAGCACCGTCGGCTCCATCGGAGTCTACATGGCCATCCCTGACTACTCCGAAGCCGCCAAGATGGCCGGCATCAAGATGGTGGTCATCAAGTCCGGCAAGTTCAAGGGCGCTGGCATCGAAGGCACGTCCCTCGACGAAGGCCAACTCGGCAACCTCCAAGAGGGCGTCGACACGATCCACGCCGAGTTTAAGGAAGCCGTGAACATGAAGCGCAAGATGGTGAAGGCCGAGGCCATGGAAGGCCAGACCTTCTCCGGAAAGCAGGCCGCCGCCCAGGGCTTGGTCACAGGCTTGGCCGACTCTTTCAACGACGCCCTGCGTTCGTTCTAATTCCATTAACCGCAAATCTAAGATGACCATCGAAGAACAGCTGCTCGCCGCCACCGCCGCCGTCTCTGGCCTTACCGCCGAACGCGACGACCTCCGCACCACTGTCGAGAAGATGACGGTCGGCGTCTCTGCCGAACTCGAAAGCCTCAAGGTCGAAGCCGCGTCCAAGGACGCCAAGCTCGCCGAACTGACCGCCGCCCTCGAAGTGGCCGTCAAGGAGTCCGAGTCCTTCAAGGCCCTCGTCGCCGAGCACGAAGCCAGCAAGGTCAGCGCCTCCAAGGAAGCCGCCAAGATCGTGGCCTCCGTCGGCGTGTCCCCGGTCGAACTCAGCCCCGCGGATGGCAAGCCCACCGCCGAAGCCGTCGACCACCTCGCCACCTTCATGTCCCTGCCGGTCGGCTCCAAGGAGCGTAACGAATACTTCGCCGCTCATAAGCACGCCATCATCAAGGCGGCTATCTAATTTCCCTCAACCCTCACCCTATCCTAACACATCATGGCTAACTCCATCGCAGTCGCTCCCAGCATCCTCGCTGAAAGCGTCATCGCTTCCCTCAAGGGCAAGCTCCCGGCCCTCCGCGCCTTCTCGTCCGTCTTCACCGCTGCCGAATCCGGCGCTGGAAAGACGGTTCAGGTTCCGCTGATTGGCACCTCCACCGCCACCGAGTTCTCGACCGGCGGCTACCTCACGCAGGACGACGCGACGATCACCGCCGCCAACGTCACCCTCAAGCACTTCAAGGTGTCGAGCCGCTTCTCGCCCCTCGACGTCAAGATGTATGGCGCCCAGTTCCTCTCGAACGCCTTCGTTCCGACCGCCTCCAACGCCCTCGCTGAAAAGTGCCTCGCCGAAATCGGCGCGCTCATCACCAACGCGAACTACAGCTCGAACGTCGACACCGGCGCTGGCCTGACCTACGCTGAAGTCGTGACCGCCAAGGGTGTGCTCGACGCCGCCAAGGCCGCTGAGCCCCGCGCGTTCATCCTGAACAGCACCTACGCCAACGGCCTCCTCGGTGACGCCACCATCATCGGTAACTCCGTCCTCGGTGCTGGCATCCTGACCTCCGGCCAGATCGGTACCCTCGCCGGTGCCGCCGTCTACCAGTGGAACAGCCTCCCGACGAACAGCGAAAACCTCGCTGGCTTCGCCTGCGGCGCTGACGCCATCGCCGTTGCCTCGGCCCTCCCGATGTCCGAAATCCCGGGCTTCGAAGTCGCCAACGCTGTCGACGCCGACACCGGCCTCGGCGTCCAGGTCCTCATGGGCCAGGAACAGAGCGGCTACTACAACGTCACCGCCACGCTGCTCTTCGGTGCCGCTGTCGGTCGCGCGACCTCCCTGCACCGCCTCAAGACCGCCTAATAGCGGCCACAGGCTTCAAACGAGGCTCCCAGCGATGGGGGCCTTTTTTGTGCCCCCTACCAATCCGGGCAAGTATAGGATGAGCCTCTACGGAACCGAGTTTCTCAACGACGCCAAAGAGATGGTGGCGGACTTCGGCGTGGCCGGGTCGGCCAACTCTGGGGCCATCACCTTCTCCTGCCTCATCTCCGACCCCGCCGTCTCGACCGTCCTCGAAGCAGGGGGGTATATGGAGCGGACCCAGTACTCGGTCAGGCTCCCCGCTGTAACGGCCTCCTGGAGCCAGCCAGACGGGTCTATTGGGGCATCGGCGGCCCTACTGTCGGCAGGGGTGCCCATCGCCAGCCTTGCCCAGGGAAAGAAGATCGTGGCCGGCGGGAAGACCGTCCGCATCACGACCCAGACCTACAAGCCCGGGTCGGCATGGATCACGCTCGTCGTCATCGACGATAACCAGTAACCCCTGTGGTGTCGGTCAGCATCAGTCCGAAGTCTCAGGCTGAGTTCATCGCCGCCCTGCGTCAGTTCGCAGCCAACACCGGGCAGACCATGCGGGACGCGGCGCTTGAACAAGCCGCCCTCGCCTGCCAAGACGCGGCGACCTTTACCCCTCCCCTTCCGAAGGGCGGAGGCCGTGGCCTATCCAAGGCGGCCCAAGTGGCGGGCGACAACGCCGTGGCTGGGGACATCAAGAAGATGTTCGTCGCGGCTAACGACCGTAACTCGAACTCCGCCGCCGCCCTCCTGACCAATCAGCTGGCCTACGCTACCAAGACCAACGACATCGGCCTGTTCAACAAGGTCATCGGTAAGGGCTCGCTCCAGGCGCTGAAGAACCTCCCGCCCATCATGCGCAAGATCGCGAACGACCGCGACTATGACCGGGCTTTCAAGAAGGCTAAGAACTACTTTAACACGACCAACCCTGTGATGACCGACTACGGCCAAGGGTTTGTCCAGGAGCTGCGTCCTCCGCATAACCGCATCAAGGGCAAGTTCGGAGGCCGCATCGGCAAGGCCGTCCGCCCGGTCAAACTCAAGATGCTCGTCGAGTCCAAGTCCGACCTCGACCAATACATCCGCGACCGCCAAGCCATGGTCGGCATGATCAAGGCGGGCTGGGCCTCGGCCCTGCGCTCCCTGCCTAAGCCCGTCATCAACGGCGTGCCCAAGGACTTCGGCGTCCAGCTGCTCAAGGTGGCTTGGATTAACCGGCACAACCAGGTGCGCGGGACGAACACCCTGACGGCTAACGAGAAGGTCGTCGAGCTGAGCGTGACCAACACGCAGGGCAACGTGAACGGCATCGCCACTGATGCGGACGTGCTCGGCCTCGTCTACGCGAACCGCGTCAAGCAGATGAAGGCCCGCTTCGAGAAGCAC